TATTGAAGAACTTATCAATAATCTTAAAGATACTAATTTAATTTACGAAATGAGTCAACGTCAAATGGGAGATACCCTCGTTTCAGCATCTAGTGGTAAATTAGGGCCACATAGTACACCAGGAAGGGTTTCAAATTTAGATAATATATCATCATCTGATTTTATAACTATAATAAAAAGTGCATTTGGTGTTACTAAAGTGGATATAGATGATCCAAAAACAGGTAGTAATAATAGTGGTGCTTTTAAATTATTTCATTGGACATATGAGGGTAAGGCTTACAAATGTCATTTAGCGGGTGCAGTTACCGGTAGGGGTACTGCTGCAACTAAAGACCAAGAAACATCTTGGTTACTGGTATTGAGTGGAATGCAATATGGGGGTGATGCAACGGATAAAGAATCTTTCATTTCATTATTAATATCAAATTCAGCTGTTTATTCAAAAGTTGATGGTATTACTTCTGATACTGCTTTAAAGTTAGCAGCATACCTAGAAAATAATGATGATTGGTATAAATCTCATGTAGCTCAATGTAAAAAAATAATGAGTTCATTAGGTATTAACAATCAACCTACAAAATATGTAAAAGATGCATCTAACCTACCAGTTAATATACAAGCCAAAAAACTATACAAAGAAGAACATGGAAAAAAGTTAGATTTGGATAAATGGAATCCAGCTGATGTGTGGTTAGAATATTCATCAGTACCACAATTTGATAAATTAACTAAGTTAAATAACTATTTATTAGATTCTATTGAAAATGGTAATGGTTACATTGGAGTATCTTTGAAAAAGGGTAAAGGTGGAGTAGGTCTTATTAATGGTAAGGAGAAAAAAGTTTATACTGTTAGTAATATAAGTTTGAAATATGGTAAGTTATTTTCACAAGGAGTAACCTTTGATTATAGTGGATTAAATTTAGATGGTTTAAGTTTAAATTTTAGAATATTTCAAGGAAAACCAACCGAAACTATCAGAGGTGAAGGTATATCAAAGGGAGCCGATGCTGTTCAGGGTAAGGTAGCGATGGGAGTCATTGATGATTTTAAATCAGGAACATTGGCTAAAATCGAGGCCGTTAAAGGTGTTAGTGTTCAGTATGACAAGAAAAATAAAACTTGGGGATGGGATTCTAAAGGTAATTCGAGGTTTACTAAAGTTCAGACGGCGTATAGTAATATTAAATCATCTAAAAAAATTGGTACTCACGGTAGTTGGGACGATGCGTTTAACAGCTCAGATAAGTTTATTGAAGTTTTAAATGAATATCAAGCAAAGTATAAACCAAAAGAAAATTCGGTCAAAGCTGCAATAAGTTCAAGATTTCAAACTATCGTATTGGGTTCTATTATATCTAAACTTAGTAAAACAGAAAAAGAAAAAGTGATGTTAGGTCTTTTAAAATATGGTAAATCAGAATCAGATTGGTCATCAGCTCACTATAAGGCTCAATGATGAAAACCCAACTACTATGTACATTCACAAAAAAAGATAGATTCTATGAAACAATGGATGTTATTATTGCATGCAATGAAATTGTATTTGATAAGATATTTGTGTTTGAAAATGGAAATGACAACCAACAATTAATCTGTACATATAATGTAGAATATGACGAAGATTTTATGCAAGGTATACAAGATACTATTTCACTTCATAGAAAAAAACACACCAACACACTTTATACAATTAATGCTTTAAATGATTTAATTCGTGAACTAAACAATGGTAAGTTAGATAAATCATTTTCAATAGAATGGGAGAATTACAAAAACTCATTATTACTTACAAATGACAATGGGCTTAATAAAATACCAACAAAAATTCACACAATAGTGAATGTAGGAACGTGGGATAAAGACCGAAAATAAAATACATTTTCAGAAAATTCATTATACTTATATAATGTATCAAGGTTACACTTGAGTGACAAATAATAAATAACTAATTAAAAATGGAGAATAACAATGGATTTAAACGCAATAAAAAACCGCCTCAGTCAACTTCAAACGACAACAAACAGAACTTCAAACCTATGGAAACCCCAACCAGGAAATCAACTAGTCAGAATAGTGCCTTACAAATTTAATAAGGATAATCCTTTCATCGAACTATATTTTCATTATGATTTAGGTGGAAAGAATTACCTTTCACCAATTTCATTTGGTCGACCTGATCCTATTGAAGAGTTTGCACAAAAACTCAAATCAACCGGTTCAAAAGAGGACTACCGTTTAGGTAAGAAAGTTGAAGCTAAGATGAGAACTTATGCTCCTGTAGTTGTTCGTGGTGAAGAAAATCAAGGTGTTAAGTTTTGGGGATTTGGAAAGACAGTTTATCAAGAACTACTTTCTATAATCGCAGATCCAGATTATGGTGACATTACAGACCAAGTAAGTGGTCGTGATATTGCTGTAGTATTCAAAACCGCTGAAGAGACAGGTAAATCCTTTCCTTCAACATCAATCAGAGTAAAACCAAATCAGACTCCTATTACGGAAGATGCGTCTTTACTTGAAACACTAACTGAAAATCAGAAGAACATTACTGATATTTATCAAGAGCAATCATATGATGACTTAACACAAGCCCTCAATGATTACTTAAAAGGTGGTTCAAGTACCGAAGAAGAAACAAAAGAAGAAAAGCCTTCAGCTACAGCTGATGCTTCTGCTTATGATTCAAAAAAGACTTCGGATGCATTTGACGATTTATTTAACAACTAAATAAAAATAATATGGTGGGTGTTAAAGCCAATAGTAATAAAACCGACTATGTGAGACCTGTGATGCACAGTAAAAGCCGGATACACCCATTTTATAGGAGAATTATATGTCAGTAAGAGATGAATTAGCAGACGTATTAGCTAATACACTTAATAAACAATTCAAGGACATGAAAGTAGCTTATTTCCTTGATGGAACAGATACCACACCAACAGATATAAAAGATTTTATTTCAACTGGTTCTACCATGTTAGATTTAGCAATATCGAATAGAGCTGATGGTGGTATCGCAGTTGGAAGAATTACAGAACTAAATGGTTTAGAAAGTAGTGGTAAATCTTTAATCGGTGCTCATATGTTAGCAGAAACACAAAAGAAAGGTGGTGTTGCTGTTTATATAGATACTGAAACAGCTGTTAGTACTGAATTTTTAACTTCAATCGGTGTAGATGTACAAAGTATGTTGTATTTACATTTAGAAACAGTTGAAGATATCTTTTCTGCTATAGAAGAGATAGTTGCTAAAGTTCGTGAATCAGATAAGAATAGGTTAGTAACTATCTTAGTAGATTCATTAGCTGCAGCTACAACTAAGGTTGAGTTAGAAGCTGAGTTTGATAAAGATGGTTGGGCTACATCAAAGGCAATTATCCTATCAAAAGCTATGAGAAAAATCACACAGATGATTGGTAGGCAAAAGATAGCTCTTGTGTTTACAAATCAGTTACGTCAAAAACTTGGTGTAATGTTTGGTGATCCGTGGACTACAAGTGGTGGTAAAGCTCTTCCATTTCACGCTTCGACTAGAATCAGATTAAAGAATCTTGGTCAAATCAAAGACGCTAAAAAGAATACCATTGGTATGAAAATGAGAGCTCAAGTTATCAAGAATCGATTAGGGCCACCTATGAGACATGCTGACTTTGAACTTTACTTTGAAAGTGGTATTGATGACGAGGGTAGTTGGTTACACGTTCTTAAAGAACACAAACTTGTAAAAGTTGGTGGTGCTTGGTATACGATGAGTGACCACAATGGTGAAGAGATGAAATTCCAATCAAAAGATTGGTCTGCTAAACTTGAAGATGCTGAGTTCAAAGAATATTGTTACAATATGATTTGTGATAAAGTCATACTTAAATATGAAAAGAACTTTGGAATTGACGATGTTACTGTGGAAGAAGAAATAAGTGAGTAATAAAAAATACCTATCTATCTTTGAAGAGATAAAGAAAAAGGGTGGTTCACTAGATGATGGACAACCAAATGATAAAGTACTTATAATAGATGGCCTAAACACTTTTATCAGAGTATTTAGTGTTATACCAACTACCAATGATGACGGAATTCATGTTGGTGGAATAGTTGGTTTTCTAAGAAGTATTGGTTATACGATAAATATGGTTAGGCCCACTCGTACTATAATAGTATTTGATGGTAAGGGTGGTTCTAACCGGCGTAGAAAGTTGTTTCCAGAGTATAAACAAAATCGAAAAACAAAATACAGAGTTAATCGCACATATGATTTTGCTTCTCAAGAAGATGAAAAACAAAATATGATGATGCAGTTATCTAGGTGCGTTGAATACTTAGATACACTTCCTGTAACTGTTATGTCATATGATAATATTGAAGCTGATGATACAATTGGTTATCTATGTAGACAAGTTCTTACTGAATCCAAAATTACAGTTATGTCTACTGATAAGGACTTCTTGCAACTAACAGATGATAGAATAAAAATATGGAGCCCTACAAAAAAGAAAATGTATAATCAAGATATGGTTATGGATGAGTATGGTATTAACTCACATAATTATATTTGGTATCGAGTATTAGATGGTGATAAGTCTGATAATATTCCTGGTATAAGAGGGTTGGGATTAAAAACTATTCAAAAGAAACTACCATTTTTGACAGAAAATCGTATAGTTGAAATAGATGAGGTGGTTGATGTTTTACCAGATTCAAAAGATATTATAGAGTTGAATTACAAGTTAATGCAATTATCAAATGTTGATATATCAGGTTCTACAAAGACAAAAATAATAGATAAAGCAAATGAACCAATTAATAGGTTGATTAAGTTTAAATTTCAAAAGATGTTTTTAGAAGATAAGTTATATACTGCACTACCAAACATTACCAGTTGGTTGGCTACCAACTTTAATCAGTTAAATCATTACGCCGAGAAAACACATGATAAATAAAAAAACACTTGACAAGTTCAAGTTTTTGTTGTATATTTAGGTATGAAAAATAGGGATTTTATAATCTGTTATGAGTGATACGTTTACACAATTTGGAACATCTTTTCAAGCGAAGATTATTGCTTCATTGATGAGTGATATTAAATTTTTACAAACTATTAGTGATATACTTCAACCATCAATGTTTGATTCTGATTCTAATACTTGGTTAGTTAAATCAATACGAGATTATTACTATGAATATAAGAAACAACCTACACTTGAAGTTGTAAAGTTCAAAGTAGATGAGATAGAAAATGATGTATTGAAATCAGGTGTTGTAGAAAAATTAAGAGATGTTTGGAAGAATATAGAAGCTACAGATTTGGAGTTTGTACAATCTGAAACATTAGAGTTCTGTAAAAATCAAACATTAAAGAAAGCAATTCTTGATTCAGTTGATATGTTAGAAAATAGAAACTATGATGGTATAAAGGGTATCATAGATGAAGCTATGAAAGCTGGAACTACACGTGATTTAGGTCATGATTACATTCCATCATTGGAATTAAGATTAGAGGAATCAGCTAGGATTACAGTTAAAACACCGTGGGATGTTGTGAATGAAATAACAGATGGTGGTTTAGGTGCTGGGGAACTTGGTGTAATTGTTGCACCAGCTGGTATCGGTAAATCTTGGACACTTCAGGCCATAGGTGCTAGTGTAATTCGTGAAAAGAAAACAGTAGTTCATTATACATTAGAACTTAATGAAACTTATGTTGGGTTGAGATATGATTCTATATTTAGTGGGATTACAACTTCAAATATAAAATATTATAAAGATGATGTGAGTAAAAAACTATTTGAACTTGAAGGTAAGTTACTTATCAAATACTTTCCAACCAAAGCAGCTTCAGTTCAAACATTGGGTTCACATCTGAAACAAATAGAGTTGAGTGGTACTAAGGTAGATATGGTTATAGTAGATTATGCCGACATCCTAATGCCAACAGGTAATTTTAAAGAAAAAAGACATGCGATTGGAAATATCTATGAGGATTTACGTGGATTAGCTGGTGAGTTACAGATTCCAATATGGACTGCGTCACAGGCTAATAGATCAGCCTTGGAAGAAGATGTTATTGGTGCTGATAAGGTTGCAGAAGATTACTCAAAAGTTATGACTGCCGATTTCGTAATGAGTATGAGTAGAAAAGTGGAAGATAAGATTGCTAATACCGGTAGGTTTCA